TTATCAATTGTACCTGCTTTAACTGGCTTAACCAACCAGCCATCATGCTTAATTGAGTACACACCGGTTGAATGGTGTGGTTCGGATACATCTTGTATATATGTCTCTACATTATACCCTTTTACTTTTATATCATGAGAACTGTTCCATACAGTTTTTTTAGCTTTAAAATAATCCTTCAGCAAGTCTTTATCTATATTATAGTCTTTGTAATCTGTAAGGATGTGTAGATCTATATCACTATATTCTGTATAATTAAAATTAGCCAACGAGCCTGTAAATGTTATATCTTCTACATCTACGGTTACTTCAATAAACTCTAAAAATGCCTCGGCAACTTCTAATAGCTTTTCTCTTATTTCGGGTTTTAGCTTATTATTTTCCCATATCAACGGATTCAAAGAATCGTGACATTCAAAGGTAAGCTTGTTTGCAGAAGGTAACATATCTAGTAAATATTTACTGAATGACTGACTATCTCAAGCTGTTTGAAGACATTGTTAATACCAATAATCCTGAAGTATACCAGGAGAAAGTGTCGCGTGTAATAGAACATCTAAAGAAAAAGAAAAAGGTGTTATTCCTTACTACTTCCAATCGCTGGGAGGGTGATAAAGAGAAACCAAAAAGTACTCTATTAGCAGAGTTTATTAAATCCAAAGTAGGAGATACCGTAGAATTAATAGATGTTAGTAAGCTTAATATATATTGCTGTGAAGGTAATGTAAGCAAAAAAGACGGCAACAATTGCGGTGTAAAAGAAGCAGTATTAAAAGATAAAGAAAAGAATCCGTCTGGTAATCATAGATGCTGGGCTTCTATTAACAATAAAGACGATGAACTGTGGAAAGTATCAAAGCCTTTATTTGAAGCAGATGCTGTTGTGTTTTTTATTAGCATTCGTTGGGGACAAACAAATAGTGTATACCAGCGCTTGATAGAAAGGCTTGATTGGATTGAAAATAGATATTCTACATTGAAAGAAGATAATATAATTAAAGATAAAGATGTAGGTATTATTGCTGTTGGGCAGAACTGGAACGGAGCTAATGTAATTGAAACACAAAAGCAAGTACTAGACTTTTACGGTTTCAATTTAGTAGATGATCTTTGTTTTAATTGGCAATACACTAAAGATACTTTAGATGAGTCTCAAAAGAGTTATAAAGATGCATCAAAAGCTTTTGAAAAAGTATTTGGTATAAAGGTATGAATACATTATTTAACAATAGCAAATACACTATCTATTATTATAATATTATTAATAAAGCTTTGTTAAGAAAAGAAGTACAAGGTTATACCGAAAAGCATCATATTTTACCAAGATCTCTTGGTGGGTTAGATGATAATGAAAATATTGTTGTACTCACTGGTAAAGAACATTTCATATGCCACCTGCTTTTAACTAAAATGACAGAAGGTAAGAACAAATTAAAAATGGAGCACGCAGCGTGGATGATGTCTAGCACTAGAAACATAAAGATTAATTCTTATATGTATTGCAAGTTAAAAGAGCAGTATTGTAAGAATGCTAGCAATGCTCAAAAAGGCATTCCTAAACCTTGGGTAAGTGCTGCATTGAAAGGTAGAAAATCATCAGAAGAAGCAAATGAAAAACGAAGAAACACTTTAAAGGGTAGACCTCGTTCTAATATTACAAAAACGAAAATAAGCTTAAGCAGAAAAGGTAAGTCTTGGGAAGAAATATATGGAATAGAGGAAGCAAAAAATAAGAGATTAGCGCAATCTGAAAGAAATAAAAATAAACCATATAGTGAAACAGCGAAATTAAAACAAAGTTTAGTATTAAAAGGAAAACCGTGGTCTGAAGCACGCCGTCTAGCACAAGCAAATAAAAAGAATGCCAAAGCCTAAAAAAGATCAAACTACATTTTATTTAGGTAATAAGAACCTTCCTACCCCTGAGACAAACTTTGAGTGGACTGCGACTATGGTAGAAAACCTAGAGCGTGCACGCAAGTCTATACTACATTTTTCTCGTTTCTTTTATATTGTTAATCTAGACGAAGGTAAGCAACCGATTAAGCTTTATCCATACCAAAAACGTATATTAAAAGCGCTTGTAGAAAATAGGTTCAATGTTGTATTAGCAAGCAGACAAATAGGCAAAACGACTATCCTAACTATATTTGCTCTATGGATGGTTTGCTTTCAAGATGATTTTCGTGTACTATTAATTGCTAATAAAGAAGGCACTGCTATTAACATATTTAAACGTATTCGTTTAGCATATGAAATGTTACCTAATTACATGAAACCTGGTGTGGTGGAGTACGCTAAAACAGGTTTAGTACTAGCTAATGGTAGCTCTATTGGTATTAGTACTACTACGTCTGATGCTGCCAGAGGTGAATCTATCAATTGTCTTTTAATTGACGAAGCTGCATTTATTCCGCCTGAGTTTATGGACGACTTTTGGGAATCTGTATTTCCAGTTATTTCCTCGTCTAAAAAGTCTAAAATTTTTATGTTATCAACACCTAATGGTGTAGGTAATCTTTTCTTTAATACATATAATGATGCTGTAGCAAACAAAAACGGTTGGCACAGTGAGAGGGTAGACTGGTGGGAGGTACCCGGTAGAGATGAACAATGGAAAGAAATGACTGCCAGGGCATTAGGTTCGGTGGAAGCATTTAATCAAGAATACGGTAATGAATTTAGAGCTGCTGGTGAAAATTTATTTGATAAAGATCAATTAGATGAATTAACTGCAAATGCTCCAGAACCGGTGTTTGAAGATGACGATAGAAACTTTAAAATATACAAAGACCATATGGATGGTCATTTCTATAGTATAGGGGTTGACGTTGGGGAGGGTATTGGTAGAGCTAATTCAGTTATTCAAGTAGTGGACGTTACAGATTTAACTAACATAGAACAAGTAGCTACATACGCTAACAACAAATTAGACCCGTACAATTTTACTGGGAAGCTCGTAGAAATAGCCGGTCAGTGGGGCAACCCGCCGCTATTAGTAGAACGCAATAATTGCGGTGCACAGGTTGTAGATGCTTTAGTTAATACCCATCAATATCCTAATATAGTGAAGTACACTCCAAGTATGGGTTCCTTCACTGATAAAGTAGAAAAAGATAACCGATTAGGTGTTTACTCTCATACCAATAGTAAGTTCAACTCAATGGCTAACTTTAGGTACTGGATGAATGTACTAAGATGTGTTAAGTTGTATGATAAAACAACTATAGAAGAATTTAAAACCTATGTACGTCAAGCTAACGGGGTATGGAAGAAACAATCAGACAAGTACCTGGACGATAGAGTAGAAGCCCTTATATGGGCAATGTTTATATTAGACCCTAAGGTAGTAGAACAATTCTATGAAGTAACCCAGCATGATGCTAATGGTAAACCTTTTAAAATGATACCAAATAATTGGGATCCTTTTATAGTAAGCTTTCCTAAGCCATCTGAAATGTATAAAAAAGCTGGTGATAGAGTACAAGGTGGTAATGTAGTACCGTATACCCCGGTAGTAATGCCTGGTAGTTATAAGCAACCTAATGCAGCTGCAGCAGAAATGGATGAATTATTTGAACAGGGATGGAGAATACCTCATAATAGCCCAGCTGCTGGTATGTTAGATAGAAGATTTTTAGATAGACCTTATTAAACAGCCATAAAAAAAGCCCTTATTGCTAAGGGCTTTGAAGTGTCTATGCCTAAGTTTTATTGCTCAAAGGCGTTGCTCTGACCCTTATCAACTTTAAGATTGCCAGCTGTGTGTAGCTTGTGGCCGTCTTTTAAGTGAGATGAGTCTGGCTGTTTCTTTGTAGCGCCATCTTGTCCAGCAGGACCACCTTCAAAAGGAGCTTTTCCTTTTTGTTTTAGTGAACCAACTTTATGGATTTTATGGCCGTCTTTAAGTTCTTCGGATTTGCCATCAACTAATGCATGGCCCATCTCTTCTGCTTCAATAGCTTCTGCCATTGCTTCTTCTTCCTCTTCTTCATGACCCATATGGGATTCTTCTTCTTCGCCAGCAGCGCTAATGTCTTTACCGCCATGGGTATCTTCATAACCAGCGTGCTTCTTAAGAGCTTCTAGAGCTTTTTCAAGCATTTCAATAATCTCTTCATGAGTTAATGGTTGCTCTTCAGTACCTGTTGGTTCTGAATCAATTTCAGCTGCTGCATCATCAGCAGTAGGAGCGACTGGGGTCATCTCTTCTTCTTCGTTAACAAAAGGACCACCGTTGATTGCGTCCTCGTACAATTTTTGGAATTTTGATTTAGGCATAGTAAAAGTTTGTTTCTTATATTTAGGAGTTTTTGATGCAGAATCTACATTTTCTTCTACTTTTTCTTTCTCAGGAGCTTCTTCGCTCTTTTCTGCTGCTTCCATATCTCCTTCTTCTTGCTCTGTTTCTTCAGCTGCTTGATGAATTTCTTTAGCTTTTTCTGAATGAGCAGCTTTCTTATCAAAGTTATTACCTTTGAGACCTTCAGGACCGGTCTTTTTAGCTAGAGGCTCTTTGCCATCTTTAACTGCAGGTCCACCACCAAGTGCTTCACCAGGTTTAACCATCTTACCGCCTGGGACATACTGTGTAGCATCTGTTAAAAGGATATCTGGCTGTCTGTTACCAGATTCAATAGCAGGCATATTAGCTGCTGATTCTTGGATAGCGCTATATAGGTCACCCAGTTCGGATAAGTTCTTGATCTTACTCATTATAATATTATTTAGTGTTCCACTGATTAATTCTATGGCTTTTGTAAATATTTTTATGTCAATTGCTCAGTATTGTGTAGATACCGGACCATATGTTGCTCCGGGAACAAGTTATCCGGTCGGTACAAACGTGCCAGGCGGATATGAATGTGCAATTGGTCCTATACGTTATTTAGACGTTGCAAACAATCAAAATCAAATCCAACTATTTAATAATTGGTGGACTGATCAAATTAATCAATATGGTATGCAAGTTAACTATTATATTAACTTGTATAGTCTTTCCGGTCACGATTTCTTTTATGGTGAACAACCATTAGCCGGGTTTTATAATCCAATACCAATGGTAATGTGTCTTACTCTTAATAATGATAGTATTATATTGAGTAAGTTCGGTATACAAGGTAATGCTGATATAACAGCTTTAGTAGCAATTAAAACATTTACTTCTACGTTAAGTACTTCTCCATTAAGTTGTATTGGTAATGCATATATGTATGAACCAAAAGCTGGTGACTTAATAGAACTTATTGAATATGGTGAAACACGTCCAAATGGTAGAAGCGGGCAAATTTATGAGATAACAGAGCGTGTAGATCAAAGCGGTATGCAAAGTACTCAGTTATTAGGCCATTATGTTTGGACTTTAAAAGGTAAACGCTATATGTACAGCTTTGAACCAGATGCACCTCGTGAAAATCTCAGCAATCAAGTTTATGACAACAAAGTTGATGGTCTTGTTCCAGTTGATACAGGAGATCCTGGCGTGAACTCAAGAGTAATTGAAACAAAGCTCTACGGTCAAAACGTTGACAACTACACTCGTAATAATGTCTACGATTATAACTCAAGCACTAATGCACCGCTTTCTGGTTACACAAGTTACGATGGTACTTCACCTAATACAGGTAATCCTGACACTGGGGTGTACGGTTCTTATGAAAGCAATGTTACATTGGTTGACTTGCTCGGTGCATACAACAGCACTACCCATTCTGCAAGTGCTGCTGGCGTTGAAGGTAGACCTAACACGTATATCGGTATACCAAGTAAGAATAATTAAGTAACCATATATGCCGGTACCAATATACCCAACAATCTTATATGTAAATGAAGTATCCGCTTTGTCGGGTGTTTCGTTATCGGCAGAGCTTGTCAATTTACAACAAGTACCTTATTACCCTCAGGTAGTATATACCCCAGTACCTTCTGCTGTTGCAGAACAGTACTGCACAAACCCTCCTACTGTACCGCAATACCCTGATATAGTATTTCCTCACCAATTACCTCAAGTATCTGGTGTACAGTTTAACGATTTACTATTCTTAGATCATTATAATAATGATGGTTCTTGGACAACCTATTCGGTTGAAGTATCGTCTATATCAGCCGTAGGTCAGTCTGGTTTTAGCGGCTATAGTGGTACTTCTGGTTTTAGTGGTTTTTCAGGTATAGGTACTTCTGGTTATTCTGGTTTTAGCGGTATATCAGGCTTTAGCGGTATTAGCGGCTATAGCGGTACATCAGGTTATACAGGTATATCAGGTTATACAGGTATATCAGGTTATACAGGTACTTCCGGTTACTCTGGTTTTAGTGGTTATACTGGTATATCTGGTTACTCCGGTCAACCAGCTGTTGGTATAACTTATTACCCGTTAAATTCAGCTTCTGATATTTCCGGTTACGGAGTATTGTCGCCGGTTCCAGGTGTAGGCACCGAAACGTCTTTTTCAGTTTATTACTCAAATACGGGTAGTACTTTAATTGGTGCTTTAGCTACCAACCCTAACGAACCGTACGAATATTATATACCAGCTGGTACGTGGTCGTTTAATGCGTATTACAATTTAACTGGTACTGGTGCTGGTAGTTATCACACCGTCCTTACGTATTATCTATACACTAGAAATACAGCCGGTACAGAAACATTACAGTTTTCAGCTACTGGTGGGGTATTAACATTTACAGGTGGTACAGGTGCAGGGGAACAGACAACTCAATTCACTATACCGCAGCCTGTTGCTATAGGTTTAACAGATAGAATTGTATTAAAAATTTATGTAACAACAGATAACCCGAATGTTGAAACAATAAACCTGCACTATTTAGGCACCAGCCATTACAGCTATTTAGCAACTGGTATATACCGTGGTTCTGTTGGTCAATCTGGTTATTCTGGTATAAGCGGCTATTCTGGTTTTAGTGGTTATACTGGTATTAGTGGTTATACTGGTATTTCAGGCTATTCTGGTTATACAGGTATATCTGGTTATACTGGCTTTAGTGGTTATACAGGTATCTCGGGTTATACAGGCTTTTCTGGTTACACTGGTATTAGCGGTTATACAGGTATTTCAGGTTACACTGGTATATCTGGTTATACAGGTATTTCCGGATACTCCGGTTACACTGGTATAAGTGGCTTTACAGGTATATCTGGTTATTCGGGCTTTACAGGTATTAGTGGTTATACTGGTTATACAGGTATTAGTGGTTACTCTGGTATTTCAGGTTATACTGGTATTTCAGGGTATAGTGGTATTTCCGGGTACAGTGGTATCTCTGGTTTTACTGGTATCTCTGGTTACTCAGGCTTTACAGGCATTTCTGGTTATACAGGTATATCTGGTTATTCTGGTTACTCAGGCATTTCAGGCTATACAGGATACTCTGGTATTAGCGGTTACACCGGTATATCAGGTTATTCAGGCTTTACAGGTATTAGTGGTTATACTGGTATATCTGGTTATACAGGTATTTCTGGTTTTACTGGTATATCTGGTTACTCTGGATTTAGCGGCATAAGCGGTTACTCTGGCTTTACTGGCATATCGGGTTATACCGGTATAAGCGGTTACAGTGGTTATACAGGTATTTCCGGTTACTCCGGTATAAGCGGTTATACAGGTATTAGTGGTTATAGCGGCTATACAGGCCTCTCTGGTTACACTGGTATATCAGGTTATACCGGTATAAGCGGTTACAGTGGTTATACAGGTATATCTGGTTACACAGGTATAAGCGGCTATTCTGGCATTTCAGGTTACACCGGTATTTCCGGTTACACTGGTATTTCAGGCTATTCAGGCTTTACTGGTATTAGTGGTTATACAGGTATTAGTGGTTACACCGGTATTTCAGGTTATACAGGTATTTCGGGTTATTCAGGTTACTCTGGCATAAGCGGCTATACAGGTATTTCCGGTTACACTGGTATTTCAGGTTACACTGGTATTAGCGGTTACTCAGGCTATACAGGTATTTCTGGTTATACTGGTATATCGGGCTACAGTGGCTTTACAGGTATTTCTGGTTATACAGGTATTAGTGGTTACTCAGGCTACACTGGCATTTCTGGTTACACCGGTATATCTGGTTATACTGGTATTTCCGGTTACTCGGGTATAAGTGGTTATTCAGGTTATACCGGTATAAGTGGTTACACCGGTATATCTGGTTACACAGGTATTTCTGGTTATTCAGGCTTTAGTGGTTATACTGGTATTTCAGGTTATTCAGGCTTTAGTGGTATATCAGGGTATACAGGTATCTCAGGTTACACCGGTTTTAGTGGTTACACAGGTATAAGTGGTTATACTGGTATAAGTGGTTATACTGGTATTTCAGGTTATACAGGTATAAGTGGTTACACTGGTATTAGCGGTTACTCAGGCTACACAGGTATTTCTGGTTATACAGGTTATTCTGGTTCACCGGTTAATATTTCTAGTCAAACTATTACATATAGCAATAGCTTTAGTGCTGGTCAAGTAGTACGTCTAGATAATACTGCTGGTAATTGGTACCTTGCTATAGCAAATAGTTTATCAGGAGCTGAAGCAACCGGTGTTGTGCAATCGGCTTCTGCAACAGGTTTTACAGTTGTATATAACGGTTTAATTAACAGCTTAACTGGTTTAACTCCAGGTGAGTGTTACTACTTAAGTGATGTAACAGCTGGTGCTACCGTAACTTACTCTCCAAGCGCGTTAGGTACAGTTTCTAAACCAGTAATGCGTGCTATTACTTCTACAACAGCAGTAGTAGTAAACGAGCGTGGTATAGTAAACTCTGGTGTTACAATGTATAGAGTGCCTACTACTTCAGTATCTCTATCTACATACAATATACAAGCAAGTGACTATTATATTGGTGTAAATTACAACGGTACTGCTATAGTACAATTACCAGTTGGTATTACCGGTAGTACATATATTATTAAAGACGAATCTGGTTTATTAGACGGTGTAACACGAGTTATTACTGTGTCTGCAACACCACCAGATAAAATTGATGCTCTAACACAAGCAAACTTAGTCGGTCCTTACGCTAGTATTACTGTCGTATTCAACAATCAATGGAACTTAATCTAATATGAGTTATAACTACTTTCAACAATCAATCGTTCCTTCAACCAGTGCTTGGTCTATTGGTACTCTTAACCGTCCGTTTAAGGACCTATTCGTATC